CCAGCAAATTTGTCTGAAGCATTTATGGTTGTAAATGACAGCTTGTACCTAGTTGCAGGTAACGATTCAGCAGACACTTTCGCACAAGTATCAGTTACTGTTAGAATTAAGTGCAGAGTTGCTAAACTATCAAGCAAAGACTGGATGGCCATTGCTATACAATCGACCGCAAGTGACAACTAATCATAGGAGTTGATCCTATGGTAAAGATAGAGGGGACTCTCGATGAACTTCGAGCATTACTTGGCAGGGCTGAGCGCAGTGCTGCTGTTGCTTCTGAAACCGTTAAAGAAGTTAAAGCGGTCACTAAGAAAACTAAACGTAAACTATCAGAATGGCAACGTTACGTTAGAAACAAGTCTAACCACATCAAGTTCAAGCGAGGAGCAAAAAAAGGACGACTAGATCTTGCTGCTATGTCTAAGGCTTTCAAAAGGAGGTCTAAGAAATGAATCAGTATAGAGGTGTCTATTCAGCATTAAAGCCTAAAGAAGCAACTAAATCTAAACCTAAATCTAAGAAAGGGGGCAAGAAGTAATGGACAGAATACTAAACGTTGAATTTCCAGGGTTATATTTACAAGACGATGAAATAACAGCAGGCGGAGCTTGGGAATTTCAACCAGATGCAGAATCTGATTATACGCCAATAAATGGTTTTAACAATCAATATTGGTTTAATGAGGCAAAGTTAGATCTATCAGGTTATACTTTAGATGATTTAACTGTATATTTCCGCAATTCATTTGAACAAAGAGCGTCTGCTGTTGATATGAATTGGAAGGTCGATGATCCATTGAACCCTCTAAAGGCATACGCTGCTATATTTTTTGAAACAACTATTTTGTCTTCAGTTCCAATTACATCAGCTCAACTAGCTAGAATGGTTTTGTCTGCACCTGGTTTTATTGTACCTCCACAATTTGCAGGTCTTTCTGGTAATTTTAACAGAACTCACATTATACATGGAACTACCATTAACTGGGGTGTCGATACGTCATTCGGTGCAGATTCTTTGACAACAATAGGTGCTGCGCTTGGACGTGTAGTTGATAGTCAAGATTTTTCATCACTAGAACCTACTGCAGCAGAGAATATTTATTGTTACAGAGTAATCTACCTGCCATTAGCCTATGATCGAACTAGGGAAAGAGGTCTTGATAGGGTATCAATTCCTCCTAAGCGAGTTATTTTAAACTGTATGATTGATGAAGAGCCTCAGTTAGAATACATGATGAGACTAAAGAGATCATACGAACTTGCTAATCAGGTGTAAGCATGCTGCAAGAAGCATTAGAAGACTTAGAAGCACGTGCTAGAATTCAACCTTACGTACAATTTGTTGTACCTAGTAAATTAGGTAACATTGAAGTTAGTGGCGACGTACAAAAAGAACTAGTTACTATTAGTCATAATCCAATAAATACGCCTAATTACATCGACCCTAGTACAGGTAGAGCCTGGAATCCTTACAGACATCAATCAGCTAGAGACATTAAATTACACAAGCTTAGAATGTTAAGGGCTGTTTTACCTTAGATCTACTGCACATACGTCGCATATCCATATTGTAGGATATGTACCGTGACGTGACCAGGCTTCATAATCGTGCACGTTACCATCAAACCCACAGCATGCACACGTTACGATCATTCTTCTTCCACCTGGTAGATGTTTTTTATCCAGCCTTTACCAGGTACAAAGCGTTTTTTGCCATCGATAACATCATCGATTAACGCCTGAAGTCTTTTGTTTTCTTCTTCCAGGTATTCTAGCTCTTTGACCAGGTCCTGGTTAAACAATATCTTACGACAAAACTTGCTAAAGTTAGGCATTTTTTGAGCGATCTCGTATGTTGTTGGACATAAAGTAACCATTTTGTGTCTCATTTCTTCAACTCCAGGTGTTGCATAATCAGAATAGTAGCTAACATAGCCAATTCTTCATGTTTCGATGATTTTATTTTCTTCAAAACTATCCTATATGCAGCCCAAAACTTCGCTTCTGCCTGTTCCATGTTACAATTCAAGCAGTTTCGATATATATAGATAGCGAAGATTTTGCGACCTAAAGGTTAAATCCAGTGGCTTCTTAGCATGGGGTGGTTGGTTGGGGACGGGTGGTTTGTGTGATATTAAGAAGATTAAATGAGTTTATAGGGTGTCGGCAAGTAGATTGATGCTATGGCGACAGCAAAAACAGGTAGTTTTTACTTAACGGAGACAATAACATTACCAGCAGGAACAGCAGCAGGTACTAGAATACAAGGAACAATTGATTTGGGAGCTTACGTTAATGTAGCAACATCTCAAGCAATTGCAGTTGAGCAAGTAGATTTTATCTTTCAAGGCGGAACTGATCTAGCAAGCGACGTAATTGTTATGCTAGCAGGTAATGGCGGTATTACTACACAATTGACTGATTTAAACCCTGGAACAGCATTTGTTAGAGCTGATAATCAAAGTTTGATTGCAAGTGGATGTCTAAACATTGACAAAACAAACGGAGTAGCATCACATTCATCCGATCTATACCCCGATAACTTCGGCCCAGCAAATTTGTCTGAAGCATTTATGGTTGTAAATGACAGCTTGTACCTAGTTGCAGGTAACGATTCAGCAGACACTTTCGCACAAGTATCAGTTACTGTTAGAATTAAGTGCAGAGTTGCT